GCCAGACTTGTGACAGTCTTCATTGTAATCAGAACCCTATAGTAATATTTCTAGAGCTCTGATTACGTCTACCTCATGCTTAAGTATATCTAGCAATTTGAAATTAGTCTCCCCTATAGCATGTATTGGGATACCAAAAGCTTTTGCCATCATTAACTTGGTGTGAGGTATGTCACTACGGTATAAACCATACAGACTTGCTTTTAATCTATTAAGTACATCGGGCTTAACTTTCGTTATTTCTACCCCGAATGTTCTGCTAATAGACAAGCTATGTATCGCTTCTACCGCTTTTTTATATATCTTATGTTTGTACACTGCATCTACAACTACTTTACAAACCTGTGTGGCGTAGTCCCATGCTCCTGGCATAGGTGTATCAAGATCTTGTTTCTGTTTGTCAGATATATCACGCCTAGAGTACTCTTTCTGTTTGATTTCGTGTTGCAGACTTTCAGTTGAGATATCTAATGACAGACCACCCATAGATACGTGAGTCTGTTCTATAATATCTAAATCTTCTAAACTGACATTCCATTTGTAACAGAGATATTCGTATTGAACTTTTTTGATATCTGCGGCTACATCATTTAGCATACCCCGTTGTTGTGCTTCAGCAATTCGCGTTACAATCGCTTGTTGTAGTGGTAATATTTTGTTGGGTACAGCCATTTCCGTTGGACCATGTACCAAAGTAGCTATAGCTCTACTTAAATACTGTCCACCGCCACCATCATAATGATCAACTCGTAGGAATTCTGCAATAGAACCTAAAAAGCATTTAGACATTTGAAATCTAACATTATGTAATTCAGCACCTGCTACCAGAGCCTGTACCTGTTGCAGACTGTCAACAGCTGCTAAAACATCATCACCATTATGTGTTGCCACTAAGTCCCTGCCTTTAGTCAGTAACCTTATATATATATAGTTGAGTACCGTGTTCATGAAGGTCGTCAGTCTCCAGCCTGATAGTAACGTACCAGTCGTTTTGTAGAAACTATCCTGTCCTTGTTCTTTGATAAAGCATGAATCTAGTGAGTGTAATATCCATGGAAATACCTTCCGCTGTTCGACAGACATCTTTTTTCCAAAGACTGCAAAGTATGCTTTTAGAACTTCTCGCATACTTGCCACTGAGTGTTGTGAATTGAAGTCTTCAAAATCAAAGCAGTAAGGAACCCCATTACGCATTATCTCACGTACGGTATTTTTAAC